AAAGCAAAAATAATCAGTATCTCTTGTAGTATAGGCTCGATAACTTCTATCAATTTTATTATCTGGGCCATAACCTCTTGAACCTCTTAATATATTAAAAGAATATCTACTTTCTCTTTTATTAATATTGCATGATTTAACTTCAACTTTTTTAAGTAAACCACCTACATCAACAATAATATCAAAACCTTCTCTATCTACTAATGAACAATTAACAAAACCTTTTTCAAGCAAGGCAATCATACACATATATTCGCCTATTCTACCTAAATGTTTAGTGTACATACTGTTTCCTTTCGCTCTCCCACTCTTCGTATTGACCAGGAGTTCTAATCCAACCGGCATTAGTAAGTAATTCATCATGTTCAGTAATTATTGATTGATTGATAGCATTGCTTATTTTTACTAACATATTAGTAACTTCATTGCCTCCAAATCTCGTCATAACCTCAACTATGTCCGTTCTTCCTTTAACAAAACCTAACCAGATATATTGATCTTTTGGATCAACAAGACATACAGTTCGTCGACCATTATGTTTATCTTCTTCAAAAATTTTTAAATCAGTTTTATCCATGACCTCCTTAAAAGAGAATGGATGTTTAGTTATAAAATCAGTTGACATTTTTTGCTCCTTTTTCCTTTTTGCATTAATAATCTCCCCATACTTTTGTTTTAGTCCCACCGTCATATTCAACAGCATGACCTTCTTTAATAAGGATTTGACAAATATCTCGGCCATCTTCTGTATATGGTATAGCCAATATTCTGCCATATTTCCCTTTTCCTAATGATTTAATCTTTAATTTCTTCCCGCATAACGCTTTTAATCGTGCGGACGCTTTTTTACCTAACGCTTTTTCAGCCAGGTCTCTAGTTCTTGATTCCGGTGTATCAATGCCAGCTAAACGACATCTCTGTTTGTGCAGCTTAACATTAAAACCAAGATCAATAGTAATATCTATAGTATCGCCATCGACCACTCTTTCTAATTCAGCATGATATATAAATGCCTCAACTTGACTTTTGCTCATTTTCTTTCCTTTGAAAACTATATGTTGGTAGTGAAACTTTTAAACCTTTTCGTTTAAAGTGTGCCTGTGATATTTTAATCTTTTTTATTAAGTGATAATCTTTCATATTGTAATCCATCCTCGCTTTTTAAAACTGTTCTTCTCCCACATTGTAAAATGTAGTGAGCTTTCATAGGGTCCATATCGTGTAAAAAATCAAACGCTTTATCTTTTAGTTCTTCATTATCTTTTGCATAAAATGAAGTTACTAACTCAATATTGATTAAAACTTTTACACTATATTCTTTATCTTCCTTTACCATGAAGAATGTCATAGCATGGGACAATATCTAAGTAAAGAAAAAAATATATTTAATGAAGTGCTTGACCACTTGACCACTTGCTCATTGGGCTAGTTGAGCAGTGAGCTAGCACTCTTCTTTATAAGTTATTGTTTTTGTTATATAAAAAAAAGTGCTTGTCCACTAGCTCAATCAGGGTATTATAGGGTGAGCAAGCAGATTAAGTCATTGAAAAATAAAGAAATGTTCAGCTTGTCCAGCTTGCCTATATAATATATATATGTAGGGGTGGGCTAACGCCCCACCCCCTTACTAATATTAACGCTAGGTGATCAACATGGAAGAAAAAAAGATAGAGATAACTGAGGTGGAAGAAGTAGAAGAAAACCAACTCGGGCTGTCAGTTAATTTAACACAACAACAACAAAAATTTGTAGAGAATGTCGTTTATCATGATATGTCTCAAACTGAGGCTGCAAGAAAAGCAGGTTATAGTAACCCCGCAGTCCAGGCTCACAGAAATATGAAGTCAAAAAACATCATGATAGCTATTGAAGAGTTAAGGCATGAGGCTCAACATAGAAACAATGTCACATTAGATCGTTCACTTCGGGATTTAAAATCAATTCGGGATGCAGCTGTATTAGATGGAAGTTGGGGACCGGCAATTAAAGCCGAAGAATTAAGAATGAAAGCAGTCGGACTTCTTATTGAAAAGAAAGCTGTATTGCATGGTCGGGTTGACGCATTATCAAAAGATGAAGTTTTAAAAGAACTTAAAAAATTACAGGATAAAGCAAAACATCAATCGGGTATTGAAATAGATAAATCGGGTAAATTAATAACTAATTAACCTGGCTGTCATGCTCTTCTAAAAATTGATAACATTCTTGTATTTTATCTTTAATTTCTCTTTTTTCATTTAAGTCGGCACCCACAGCTATAAAACCTAAAAGAATAAAACCAGCTACATATAACTGTAATTTTTCATGCCATTTAAAAAATTTTTTATTTTCCATGTTTAATTTTCCTTCTCTCTTTTTTTGCTTTCATATTTTCTTTTCTAATTAAATCTCGGGCCTCAATGTCAATTACATATTTTTCCCATTTCGTTCCTCTTAATTTTCCATAATCCATTTCGGGTCTCCTATGTGATTTAGTTTTACCTTTATCTTTAATTGTTTTACCTGGTAATAATCTTTTACCCATTATTATCTCCTTATATAAAATTTCTTGATTTATTCGGGTCTACTGTTTCTTTTCTAAATTCAACATCTTTCTTTGCCTCTTCAAAGGCTAATTTTTCTTTATCTTCTGAATGAGAAAAATGTTCTAACCAAAATTGATATCTCTCCTGTAAGTAATTCATACTTATCGGGTAATAATTTTTAATTGCCATTAGCCCTCTCTCTCGCAGCCATAATTTTATCTATATCATATTTTGAACAATATTGGGCAACTTCTTCCTTATTTTTTATGTTCTTAAATCTTTTTAAATAATAATTATATAAAGCCATTCTAAGTTTTAGATCGGGATGCATATATTCTAAAAAATGTTTCATTTTTTCCACCCCATTTTTTCACTATCTCTTTCGTATTTTAAGGTTTTAAGTTGGCATTCTAATCCTGATATTTTGTCGTCCAATATTTCTTCCTCAAGCATATCGACAACCTCTCTAGCTATACGGTAATTTTGCCAATCCTTTTTCCACATCATTTCGTCTTGCCACTCCTCTATGCCGTGACTATTCTTGATAGCATTTACTATTAATATTTTGTGCCATACATTTAATTCTTCTATTTTTTTATTTTGCATTAGTGCCAACCCTCCAAAAATTTTGCATAAATCTTTTGATCTAAATCTTTTTTATGTAATGTTTCAGCTAATGCA